ATTAGTAGAACTTAATACAAGTTTAATTCTATAGAATCTGAATGGTTGCAAGTTATCCATGGTAAATGTGTATTCTTTAAATTCAAGATTGTTACTATTAAAATCAAGAACATTAGTTTTTTGAATCAATGTGTCTGATTGACCATCACTATTTTTCAGAGAAACTATTTCTCCATTTGGTTTGAAATTAAGATACCCAGGGAATGGAGCAAATACTGGATTTGCTGTTGGTTGATCACTAACACAAAAGAATGCTCTGATATCGGAGAATGTATTAATATATCCATTAAGAACAATCTTAATTGAAGATGCAGAGTTCTCCAAAGAAAGTTCTCTTGAGATATACTGGAATGCTGAGGGATCAGAATCAATAGTATTTACTCTAAAATCCGTTATATAATTTGTAATAGAATTGTTAATTCTATTAGTAGAAAGAATAGTGTTCATTCTTTGAGTATCAACAACAGGACTTACCCTACTATCAACAGAATTCAAGAACATTCTTAAAGACATTGACTTATTGCCAGGGGCAGTAGTAAGTTTTTGAGTTTCATTAACTTTAGAGAATATTGCTCTCGGTGATGTAAGGAAATTAGGTTTATTTAAGGTAACCGGTTCAAACCCATTATTAACGAATGGAATTTCATTACCGCTAATTCCTGTCGATGTTGTAGATCTTAATTGAGCACTAATTGTAGATCCCTGAACAGTCTGAGAATGAATCATTGGAGTAATGATTTCATATGGAATATTTTGAGTTGCTCCAATATTATACCCACCTGCAGATTTTGTATCTTGAACATAAAGTCTTGGGAAAGTATCATTTTGCCTTTCAACACTGCGATCTAAGTTATTCGTATTAAATAATTCAGACATGTCAAGTTTTACATAGTAAAAATCTAAATTTATTGGGTCTGCAACTGTAACTTGATTCATATCATGAATCTTATTAATTCTTGCAAGGTTAACTCCAGATAATTCATATTTGTATACTAATGTCCCAGCTGGATAAGATGCTCTATTTGCACCTCTAGTAATTGTTCCTCCTATACTATTACCAGATACTGCAGTATATTCGATAATTTCATCACCAATCTTCAAATACCCTGCGTTATTGTTAGCAACAGGGACTCCTTCAAAGTTGACAAAATTTGTACCAGACTGAACAGAAATTGCACCCTGTGAACCTGATTCATATGCAAGTGTGAGTTTTGTTGGAACTATATCAGATTCAACACCAGATATATCAACTCTATTATCAGCAAAATACATTCCATGATTTGTATGATTTACTTTAATATGTAAACCATCAGAATCAACTGTATCATTATTAATAGATAAAATATTAACTCCACCACCAGAAGTAGAATTTAATTCTTTTCTACTACTAGAATCCGTATAGAACATAGTATTTGCAACACCAGTTACAAACTCACCTATCACGTTATCCAAAATAATAGTATTCGTTGCCCCAATATTGCCAAGAGTTAATTTCATATCTCTACCAACAGCACCATACGTTGTAGAAGTGGGAGTTACAACATCACCTACTTGATAACCCGATCCACCATCTCCTATAATTGTTGCTCCAATAGCAACTCCATTATTAACGGTTAGTGATACCTTGGCACCAGATCCGTTACCCGAAATATTGATAATATCAACAGTTCTAGTTTCAGAGTTTCCTGTAGAAGGCGTATAACCAACTCCTACGTTAGATAATATCAAAGTTCCAGTAGCAGAAGCACCTACACCAATCAAATTACCACTTGCGTTAGTGCTAGACTGATCGAATGTATTACCTAATGAGTGTGTATTACTTGCGTCAAATGATGATGAAAGACCGATTCTAAGTCTTCTTGATTTTAATTCAATAGCATCTGGTAACAGATTTGCAATTTGTCTATTTCCTTTAGTTAATTCTGGACTATAAATGTCAATAGTACCAGATGTTTCAAATTCTGCTCTATACAGATTAAATTTCAAATCTTCCCACTGACTTGCTTCCCATCCAGATGCATTTTGAGATTTGAATAGAGAACCTAAGAATTGTTGTGAAGAAATTAGAGTATCTGTAAGGAAATCATCCTGACCAATTCTAGCAATAAACGTGCTATACTTTGTGGAATTTGTTGAAAGGCAAATGGCATATTCCTTTCTTCCTTCTAGGTAGATTGGAGCCTTAAATGTAAATGAAGTTGCTATAGAACTATCAGTAGAAATCGAAACTTCATCAGGATCAAGAATAACTTCAGAAAGAGGAAGAACTCTAGATGTAGGAATTCCCCCTTCAACTGTTCTAATTTGTAGGGTGATAGGAATTTCCATATCATCTTTAGACCTGAAGAAAATGTCACATCTTGTTAAGAAAATGCCAGTTTCGTCATCAACAACAAATGTTTGTGCAAGAGGATCATACCATGCAGTAATAGTGTCTGGAGAAGTTCTATTAACTACACTAGTTCCAACAATCTGCGTTCCAGAAGATCTACTAACAGTTTGTTGACCAAATTCCTTCTTATCCTCAAGACGTATATTTCTAATAGAACCTTCATTTTGAATAATTCCAGTAGCTGAATATAGTTCAGAAGCAGTAGTAGTTACATTCTCAACATCATTCGTTATATCACTAGAAAGAGTAAATGCTCTGATACCAGATTCAAATCTTGGATGATATGAAGTTGTTGTTTCTGGAATATAGAAACTACCAATAAGAGATGATGTATTATCTACAACTAGTTTTAGATCAGAAACCGTTGCTGTAGCACCACTACTCTCTCCAACAAGCAAAGTGCCAACTTCAACATATCCATAATATAAACCTTGAGTTTCATTTGATAATGAATACGTATCAATATTCAGAATGGTTGAAGTTGAATTATATGTAGAAGGAATTAATTGACCATTATAGGGGTTTTCAAGATAAGTTTTTGTTGCTACATCATAAGGTCCTTCTTTATGATTTATCTGTGCAACTCTTGCATAGAACTTAGGAGAAATAATACCTTTTTTGATAGGAACACTACGGATGTTTTCTCCAATAGTAAATGTTCCTGAAGTCATTGTAATTTCAATTAATTTAGGAACGCAATATCTAGATACGTCAATACCATCAAAGAATGGGAATACTTTAGTTCCTGGTTTAAGTTTTTTAGAAACAAATTCAATGTTTCTAGATCTCATAAATGGAACAAGATCTCTACTTACTGATCTATCATTTACTGAAGTTTTTTCAAATTCTTCATGAACAATAGTTCTCGTTCCACCTCTAGATTCTGTGCCAATATCAAAGGTTTCTTGAAGTTCTTCCTGAGAAATTGTAGTAGAATTTCTTCTTACCCACTGACCAGGTCCTTGAGTTCCATCAAGTTTCTTTGTGCTCTCTGAAATAGAATCCGTTGCTGCTCTACTTTCAGATTCAACCGTGTCTAATACACCGGTCCAATTAGTTTCCCAAGAATCCCAAAGAATAGGAACAAATCCTGTTTGAGCATCTAATTCGTTTGTTCTCTCATAGTAATCAACAGTGGCAGCATAGTTGCCTTCAGTTTCAATAATTCTAGTTTGAACTCTAACAGTATCAACCCAAGTATCTGAAGCGGGAGTTAATTCAATTGTTCCTTGCCAGAAACTAACTGTAAACGGTGTTATATTTTCAGATCTAGTTGCAAAAGTTTGTTGCAACCAATCAACCTCAGCATACTCTAAAGTTAAAATGTCATTACTTCTTGCAACATTCTCTCCTTCAACTATATTAAATTTAAAGTCCGTTGTAGAAGCGACTTCTACAACAGGTCCAAGCACAAGATCGACTGAATTTGTATAGTGTTTTGGTCTTAACTCTTTATTTTTTCTATCGATAGAATTATTGAGAGTTGCTTTTGTTTCCTGTGATTTAAATGAATTGAAGTTATCTACAAAGAAACCACTTTTAAATCTGTTGATGCCATCAGAGTCCGAAATAAAGGAACTTTCAGTTTTAGATTCAAGTAGAGATAGTGAAGTATAATACTCAAGATTTCTAATTCTATTTTCAAGTTGCTTGATATCTGACATTCTATATCTCTTGTTTTCCAAGAATTTCAAAGATGCTTGTTCAGGATTAAACAGATATGGGGGCAATTTGATGGTTGCAATTTCCATTGCATCATCAATGGCAACTGGAGGTTCTGCTTTATCTGCAGGTGTTCCATAAACAATTTGGAACTTACCATCCTTAGTCAGGAATAATCTATCAATTCTTCCGAGATAGTATGAGAAATCAAAGATTAAACTTTCTTGAGAAGCTAGCAAATTTGCTGCAGAGTTGCCAGACTGGTTAAATGTTCTACCTGCAAATTCTAATGGAGAACGTGCTCCTTCAGTGACCGTATATGTAGAAACTCTTGGTCGTATATCGATAATATCACTATTAGAAATACCATCAACAGATTGAATTTCTGTAGCATAGTCAAAGGAGTTATAACTTTCAACTGTAGTTAAATCTCCAGAATCTGCCGTTCCATATCCAGCAGATGCAAAATACACTCTAATTTTCTTAGTTGGTGCTATAGAAGATGATCTTCTTTTAATAGTACCATATGAGTAAATAGTTTTTTGTTGTCCAGTACTAAATGTAAAATTCGATGAAATATTAAAACTTTCTTCAACAATCGAACTAATTATACCTTCAACTAAACTTTGTTGGAAGATTACTGTTTCTCCCTCAATAAAGTCAACTTGGTTATTAACAATGTATGATGCACTAGCACTACCAGGTTTTCCAACACAAACCGCAATTGCTCCACTTGTTTGTCCAATAAGAATTTCTCCATCCAAAACATCTTGAGTTGTAGATGTTTGACTTGTAATAGAAGAGAATGTCATTGTTGGTGCAACAGGATCATTAACCCCATTAGACTCATAAATTCCATGTATTTCTAAGATATCAGGAACATTAAGAGAAATTAGTTCGTCTTCAACTCTTGTACCATATGGATAATTTCCATGATCCAATCCATTATTTAATGTTGTAGCACCTATTCCCGAACCTTCAATTCTAGACTTACTTATAACAACAGAAGAAACATTTGTTTTAATTTTTACTTTAGATTTTGGTTTAGACTTTATTAATGTTGTAAGTAATGTTGCTGCTCCAACACCAGTTCTAGTGTTAAAGATATTTTCAAGTTTAGTTCTGTCAAAATTAAATGACATCTTATCAGCAGTCAATTCAATTGTAGTTCCATCATCATCTCGTATTAATGAATATCTTTCAGCAGTAAAGGGTAAGAATATTTCATTTGCACCTGCTTCAGGAGAAGATGCAGTATTAATAGAACCATTAGCAAGAATAGATATTGGGAATGACTTTCTAATGGTGATTGTAGATTCGTTTAAATTTATTGTTGCAATGTTCTGTTTTGATAACTTTGTATATAATGTATTATCTGAGGACTTATCTAATCCTGTTCTAACAATATTCATGTCAGAAACATTGACCACACCAGATGAGTGTAAACCACCATGCACAACACCAGCAACAGTGTGAATACCTGTCACAGTAGCACCAGTATTAGATACTGCAGTTACTTTAACCATTGTTTTATCATTTGAGGTATCAAGGTTAGAATATGTTAGTAGATCTCCAACTCTTACATTATCTAAAAATCTTGGGTTTGCACTTTGAACATTTCCACCATTACTAACTGTTGCAACACCAACATTAAATGCTTTAGTTTGAACAACATCTCCTGCAAAAGTATTAATACCAACTAACCCATCATCTGTTCCAAAAACAGATTTCATATCTGCTATTGATTTTTCTGTAACTGCAATGGCAACTCTGCCATTTGCAACACCATCAAAAATTAATGGTTCATTTTCAATAAACGAACCATTTCTATCATAAACAGTAACATTAGCAGCTGCAGAGACAGGTTCTCTAAGAAAACCCGTAGCACCACTATTTGCACCTTTTATAAAAGTAGGAACAGTTAAAGTATGTGCTTGGTTTAAAGTAATGAATGTAAATGGTTGTACATCAAATAGGGAAAGACCCCACTCATTAGTATTTGCATTATCTGTGGAATATGAACCCGACTCTAACTTAAAGTCATATACTCTAGCAACACCAATTTCATTTCCTGGTATTGTATTTTGGTTTTCGCCACCACGAGCATCTCTTAGACTCAAAACAAAAGTCTTACCAACACCAATTTCATTTGGTGTTCTGAATACTCTATTGAGTTTTAATGTTGTTCCAGTATTATATGATAACGACTCACCATCTACATCTCTTGTTGTTCTTGGTTTGTCAAGATCGATAAATGTTGGAGTAGTTGTCTCAATCTCATATCCTTTTACATATGCCTTTCCTGAGGATACTTTAAGGATAGCTAGATCTTCAGATGCTAAAGAACCGCCATAAGTAAAATCCCCTGCTGAAAGTAATCCGCCATTTCCTTGATTATTGTTTAGAGAGTTTACTACAGATACATCAAAAGGTTTTACTGCATAATGACCACTCTCATCAAAAGTTCTTTGTGCAAGTGTATCAACTAAATCTTCACGGAATACTTGATTTGAACCTCCATTTGTGGATTTAATTTGGGTTCTTAAAACTCCATCTTCAATAACTGCCAACTCGACAAAATTATTATCATCAAAATCATCAAGTGGTTTTTTGAAGAGACTTGCAGAAATTTTGAGTCTATCTGCTCCTGGTGCTGCAAAATTGTTAAACCCTTGAGAGTTATCATTGAGACTTTCGTCTAGATCCGAAGTTATAATTTCTTCTCTAATTTGAAGACCAATTCTATAATTTGGTCTATTAGTGTATTGATCAAGAATTAAAGTTTCAGTATCTACTTGAACAAAATTACCTCTAATAAAGTAGATACCCTGTTGAATTTGGAATGCAGAACCAACAGAACTTGCATTTTGTACAAAAGTTACCGCAAATGGACTATTTGCGGGAATTGTAGAATTTCCTAGAAGACTAGAATTGATTGATGTACTACAAACCAATTCTTCATTATCAAAAAATTGTTCACTTGCATTATTTGCTGTGTTTGAATTTAAGTAATTAATATAAAGTGTTAAATTTCCATTTGAAGAATCGTTTGGAAGAAGAACACTATCTACAACAGCAGTTACACCAGACTGTTGACCCGTGATTTTTAGACCTACAAGTTGATCTGCATAAGCAGCAACAGGAACACCTTGGAAGGTATTATTTAACTGAACATTATAATAAAGTTGAGTATACCCAGTATTACCTGGGATTACTTTTGATCCTTCCTTAAAGAAGTGCTGCCCAAACTTCTCGATCTGATTTTGTAAGATCGATTGAAGAGATGTTAATTCTCTTGCCTGTACTGGATAACCAGGTTTGAATAATACTTTATGAAAATCACTAGACGGATCATAATCATCAAAATATGGCGATACGTTTAGATTAGTTTGTTGTGGCATAATCCTTTAGAACTGCAAAATAATTTTTATGTCTTCCTTTTGATTTGACGATCTAATAATAGAAGGTCTATTATCAACGTAAATAATGTTACCAGATTGTTTTTGAACTTCTGGTAACGCAATCCCGTCTTGGAACTCTATTCCAAAATAATATGTCCTATTATTTATTACTGTAGAGACACCCGTATAAGTAGCGTCAATTGTTAATGAAGAGTTTGTTCCATTATCAGGAATAACTGTAAGATTTCCACCAGTATCAGGCGAACTTGTGAAATCAGTTAAATCAAATCCATATCTAGGTTCTATAACATTAGTACCATCTACAGTATTAAAACCTACAAGATTTCTATCCTGCCAGAATTTTAAAACTCCTGTAGTTTGATCATAATTAACAACTCTACCAAAAGCAGTTGTACCAAGAGAAATTGTTTGTGAAATAAATGAATTTGCGATAAACTCTGCAGTGCTATATCCCGCTCCAACTAATTTTAGTGCCCCAACAACACTTGCTTTTGACTTGTTTAAAATTGTTGAAGAACCTAATTCTGTAGGATTTTCAACAATACCAACTCTTGCAATCTTGTTACCAGTAACAAAATCTGGATCTTGAGTATCATTTTCAATTCTTGCATATAATAATAAATTTGATGCGCCAAGTTCTTTATAAATGTCGTTACCATGACCACCTTGTGGGGGAATGATAACATCAAATGTTGGTCTAGTAGTTCCTGTCGGAACACCTCCTGCAACTAAATCTACAGTTCCGTATGTATATCCACTACCTTGGTTAGAAACTTCTACAGAACTGATTTGAGAGTTTTCATCAACAGTAATGGTACACTGAGCACCAATACCATCACCTTTAATTGGAACGTCCCTGTACTGTAAGTTTGCTGCTCCTATATTAAGACCTTTGTTTGTTACAATAACAATCTTAATAGAACCTCCAACAGAATTATCTCTAACAAGAGCATTTTCTGAAGAAGTTTCCCAGTTGTTGGGAACCGGCATAAATTCAGTAGAATCAAATTTTATAATATCTGAAGGACTTAATGTATAAAGATATTTCCAAATATAATCATCACCACTAGAACCAGCAATTCTGGGTTCTAAATCAGTAAAAAGTGGTTCATCGAGAGATGGTTTTCCTGCTGGGTTATCAGGACTAGTTCCATTTTGCAAACAGATATAGACTCTAAAGTCTTTATTCATTACATAGAAAAATGATGAATATAGGTTTGTAGAACTTGAAACTGCAGCAGTGTTATTAGCATTAATATCATGACGATACATATCGTACTTGACACCAGAAGACCAAATTCTTTTTGGAATAACGTGCATAATATCTGAAGAAGTAATCTTCTTCATTGCAAGCATAGAATCCCAATGACTATTTTCATTATCAAAACTATCTCTTGGAGAAGGGGGTGAAGTTTCCCAAGTAGAATTATAATCAGTAGAATTTGGTAGACCAACAAAAGTATAATAAGAATTAGTACTAGTTACAACACCAGCACGAAAATTCTTAGCATTCAAAATTCTAATTTGATCAGTAATTATTGCAGACATTTTGCCACAGTTTTTCTTTATTTATTAGAGATATTATCTCGTTTATCCATAATTTACGAATCTCAGTGGTTCAGACCTTAAAATATTAGGTGATGTTGAAATTCCACCAATACCTTGCATATTATGTGCTCCATATTCAGTGGCAGTTACTCTATTTTCAACAGAAATTCTTCCCCAACTATAGGAACCTTGATAATTAGATGTTGTCATTCCAGTAGTTCCATTAAAGTTAGCATCAAAGTCAAATCCTACTGGAGGATTATCAACTTTTGCACGCACTCTCACTACTGCTGTTCCTATTCCACCAACAACTCTAGAAATTGTTGATACTTCCAATGGTTCATAAACCCCATCAAGATACGAAGTACTTATCCCTAAAATATTACCATCACCATCATAAGATGTTATTGATGTAGTTGCAGATCCAATATTTGAATTATATAGAACAAATGCATCACCAACCTCAATTTGAGTAATCGTTATACCAATTCCAGAAACATAATTATGAGTTGAACCACCTTCTATAAGTGTAAAAGAATTTAGACTAAAGACATCATCATTTGCTGGGATGTATAAGTCAAATAAAGCAAATGTATCTGCTCCAATTGCTGTTGTTGCAAATCCAACAACAGTTCCAGAATCACCACGATACCCTCCTGGGAAGTATACCTTACATTCTTCAATATTTTCCGCTTCCGGTGGAGAAATTAAGACCTTTGGAGTAGATAATGTTGAATAACCAACTCCGCCAGCATTTGTTACTGTAATGCCAGTAACAACTCCATTAGTAAGAGTAGCACTAGCAGATGCTGTTGTAGTTGTTCCAATACCTACACCTGTTGTGCTTGCTATACTTACATTTGGAATATTAACATAACCTTTTCCTCCATTTGTTATCGTAACTGAAGAGACCGTTCCTGCAACAGAAACTGTTGCAGTTGCAGTTGCAGATTGCTTTTCAACTAATTGATGTATCTTGATTTTATTTTGGAAAAGTAATGATGTGGTATTTTCATTATTTTGATTGAATAGTGGTCTAGCAGTATCTAAGTGGAACACAGTAGAACCGATACCAACAGATTTAATTAAGTTTGCTGATGGTAAAATATTAGGTTCATAGAATACCCTTGATTTAGAAACTACACGACCATCAATTATTCTATCTTCAGTCTGGCGGCACCAATCTACTGGCCTAGTTAAATCAACATCAGTAGTATTTCCTGGACCATAATAAGGAACTGTTTCTACAGTATCTGTAGTAATGATATCATTAACGATTCTAGGATCTTCATTAAATCTAATATCATTAGATTTTATTCTAAGATCATCGCCTATCTTAACAGTCTCGATAACTTCTTTAGTAACGACATCGGCACCAGCTCCATTTCCCTTATAGAAGACAATTCTTAAGAAATCACCAACTCTAGGTGCTTCAGTAAACCGTATTCTATTACCTCCAGCAAATAAGTAAGATTCTCCTGGGACTTGAAGAGTATTATTCAGAAATACTAACAATAACTGTGCTGGATCAATCTTAGATCCTCTAGATGCTATAATAGAAATTCTTTCACCATTTCTAATCAGTGGGAATAGTTTTCTCTTACCGTCAATATAGGCATTAACATTATCTAAAACTTCAAGTTCACCAAGACTCCATCCATTAAAGTTATCATCAAAAGTTTTGTCAATAACAAGTTTAAATTCTTCAAAGTTTGAAGAACCTGTAGTAGGAATACCAGTTTGTCCTCCTGTTGGAATAGTTAAAATGTCTCCATTTCCATATGCATATCCTGTATTTGTAAATTCAAAAGAAACAACACTAGATCCATTTCCAACTACAACATTAACTCTTGCTTGAGTACCAACTCCCGTTAAAGTATTTTCATCTGAATATACTAAAGGCATATTTGAATATGGTAGTGGTTTATCAAATATAATATCAGGGAGAACGGTATCAGATCCAATACCAACATCAAGATTGAATCCAGGATTAGTAATAGTAACGCTAGTGGAGATATGACCAGTTCCAGTTATAACTGTTGTAAAACCAATATGCTGAATAGATGTGGTTGCCGCACTGACAATAGAACCTGCATCAGCAGAAACAAATGTATGTGTATATTGCCCACCAGCACGAACAGCATTTGCTGCCGCACTTTGGAATGAGTGGAGGTAGTTGCCACCAGATACAACTGCATTTGCTACAGCCGATATAAATGTATGTGCTGTGGTATTAGATGATGCACCAACATTCAGAGTAATAGTTGTTGCACTAACTGCAGTAATATTTACAGCAGTTTGATATGCTGGATCACCACTTCTAGGATATGTGTGATTAGAACCATGACTATCCTGAGCGCAAGTAAATGTCAGTGAGTTGTCACCAAGTCTAACTGAAGTTCCGGTTGTTAAAGTGTGAGATCCAATTGTTAATTCTAGAACACCAGTTGTAGGATTATATGTTGCAGCAGATACTTGATGATTGACAAGAGGTGAAGCACCAACGTTGACATTAATAGTTGTTGCACCAACTCCAGTAATATCAAGAGTAGTATTTGCTGCAGGATCAGTTGCGCGAGGATATGTCTTGGTTGATGTATTGCCATCCATTGCACACTTAAAGGATAATGAATCAGTTACAATAGATATACCTCTACCAGCAACAAAGTTATGAGCACCAATAGTAAGTTCTAAATTTCCAGTATTAGGTGTGTATGTTGCATCTGAAACATTAAAATATACAAAGGTTGAGAAACCAACAAATGTTTGTATATTTTCACCAGAAACATCCTCAATCCTTAAAGGTCTATTCCATGAATTAGTATCAAGATTTGGTCTAGGATATGATTTAACCCTAGTATTATTGTCACTACTGCAAGTAAATCTTAAACTATTATCATTAATTGTAATATAATCGCCTTGATTTAATTCATGCTCTATTGGAAGAGTTATAGACAGAATTCCAGTTATACCATCATAATCCGCGTCTAATACCTCATATGTAAGACCAGGAACTGCTCCTGAACTAATATTACTAGTAGCAGCACTAACATTAACAATACCATATGGAAGTGTTACACCAATACTTACTTGAGTCCCGGAAGGAATATCAAGTAAGGTTGGATTTCCTACAGTAAGATTAACTGAAGTGTTTCCAGATCCAATACTTGCAACTTTGGAAAGAGATGCTTTCTTAATTGTACCAATACCAATATATGCATTAGTTCCATCATAAATTTCATTGAGAATACCAAATACACTATTTTGATTATCAATAAAAATTTCTGTTGCACCAGCAGAAACTAGATGATTTGTTTCTGTTAAAATTTCAAGGAACTCATTATTTCTATAACCACTTCCTGTATTGCCTATAGAAGAATTAGTTCCAGTACCCGTAAAGTCAATTGAAACTATTGTCCCAAGACCTGAGATAGATACCGTAGCAGCTGCTGAGACTAATGGTTGATATCCAAAACCTTCAGATGAACCAATTGATTGTATAACACCAGCAGTAGGGAAACTACTAATACCAACGTCTTCAGATAATATTTTAGGATTGCCAGTAAATATTGCACTAGTAATTCCCGCAACTTCATCAAGACGATAATCTTCATCCACTGTTAATCCTGGAAGTTGGAAAACTCCATTGACTAACATTACTGCATTATTAGTTGCAATTCCAGAAATTGGAACTCCATCATCATCACGAATTTCAAAAATTGCATTAATAGCATTAAATCTATCAGATATATCCTGGAAGACATGATTATTGGTATATGTATCAGTTATTGCGGAGGTAATTTTACCTCTCATGTAACTTCTTCCACTAAAGGTAGATCCTTTTGCAACTCCCTGCCAATCAATTTCACTAGAAACATTAGGATCACTTACGGGTTCAAGACCATAAGGTGCTTCAGAGAAACTTATTGTGCTATTAGTAATATTATAATTTCCACTAATCTTAGTAATTAAAGATCCTGCAGGATGGTTTAAAAACCGCGTTCCAAGTCTTGCTCTTCTAACACCAATTCTATTTTCACTACCACCAACACCAACTCCAGTAATCTTCATGAGTTCGCCATTAATTCTAATATCGTCCCCACCAAAGAATGAAGTAACACCTACAAGTTCAAGAATATCTGTAGTAGAAAGTGCAGTATCTCTGAGTGAACTAGTAATCGCTGTAGATACAATAGGACTTTGAATCATATTGTCAAGCGTTACAATAACTCTAGAATTTTGATCAGTTGTTAATAATCTATGGGAAGTTCCACTTCCAACTGCATTAAATTCTATAAAGGTTGGAGCAGGAAGAAGTGCTGCTTGAGGACTTGTTGCCAATCCAATGGTATCATCATCAACTTTAATTACAAATAAATTTTCTCCATTATCTGGAAGCAATGTTGTTTGACCAACTCCATTAATGGATGTTTGAGCAATACTTATTGCAGAGAATGTATCATTGAAATCATTTCTAAAATAACTAACTTTCTCTCCAGATATAAAGAAATGATTTGGTAACTTAATAGTATTATCTGTTACACTAACAACTCCGACATTACCACCATCAAACCAAAACTCAAATATATCTTGATTTTCGTGAGTTAGATCAAAGTCAGTCTTAACTGCATTAAATGTTCCAATATAATCATCTCTATCTCCAGTAATAAGTCCATTTGTAAAATCTAGATGAGTATCAACATCATTACTTGAGGCAGACTTCAGATGATGTGCCAAAACATTAACTTCAGTTTCAATATTTGCATTTGGAGTAAAGTGTACATTTAATCCAAAACCAGTTGAATCTACTTCTGCACCAAATGTACCCAAACCGGAAGAAGTACGCAGACCTGCAAATTCTACTATGTAACTTTCACTACTGACTCCAACAGCATTAATTGTTTCAACAACAATTATTTCTAAAGATTCATGTTCATTATTTGTTTTATCCGAAACATTAACAAACAACTTAGTGGCATGATATTCCTCTGAATTTTCAATAAAACGATATCCACTAATTGTATTAATTCCTGGGGATGCTGAAGATGGAATATTAGTAGATCTAGCTTCAAGTTTTACATGATTCATATTGTAAGTTGAAATTCCTGTTGTTGCAGTTTGTGCAAGACCAACCTGAATAGTATTAATTACTGCAGTTGTTCCAATTCCTGCATTGGGAATAAATTCAACTATAATATTATTATTATCAAGATATGGCCAGAAAGTTCCATATCCAACGTTATTGGGACTGCTACCAAGAGTTGTAAATAAATTTCCAACTTCTAAATGATCACATACTTCTGTTCCATCATGAAGTAAATTTAACTGTGTGAATGCAAATTCTTCATTTTGAGACCCACTATCTGGATTGATAGAGACCATAACCGATAACGAATTATATGTGCTTCCAATGGAAACAATAGTGACCCCAGTTCCAACATTATTAAATTTGGTACTTGATGTATTAATTACAGCAATATCACCAAAAGAACTATTTCCTATACCAGCAAATTCGTCATCAATTTTATATGAAATATAAGAAATATTAAAGTCATTAAAATCTACTTTTTCATCTACCGGATAAAATCTAACAAAACCTTGTCCTGCAGAAATACCAAAATCAAGAGAACCTAGATTTTTATTTGTAGTATGAATTATAGCATATTCGTTACTATAGCTGTAATTGTCATCATGAATTACATCAAAGATTGATACTTGTCTTTCTGAAGTAAATCTCTTATCTCTAGCAAGAACAATATATCTTAAAAATCTATGACTATCTAAGTTAAACACGTCAAGGTCAACATATTCTTCTGTTCTTGGTCTATGGTTAAAGTAAGGACTAATATCATCTATCGCCAAGACTCTATTACCAATTGCTTCATCATAAGAAGATATAAACCTACTTTCAAAAATTATATTAGTTGAAATCAACTCATTACCAAGTTCGGCATAATCTTCTCTTACTAAATCAAAATCATTTACACAATTAATGTCAATTATGCCTACAATGTCCTTAATTAAATTGACATATGAAGAACCTTGAGTTGGTGAAGTTATAATTGAAGATTGGTTTTGATAAGATTCAAGTTGATAATTTGCAAACTTTTTGTAACCTGCAACGTGAGTCATTGCAGAAATTGGATCGTTCCACTTTTGTAGAGGTACAGTAGATTTTAGCGAATATGAGAAATTTTGATAATAATCATTATCGGGAATTCTTTGAAGATCATTATTCAAGAAACCTGCAATTTGCTTCCATCCCTTATCTCTTTTTATAGTGCTTCCATACTTACCGTATGCTTTGAATGGGAATATATTTTCATCAATTAATCCTCTAGATTTTGAAGTAACTCCAGTAATTTTTTCGTCTGCAACAAATTCATCAGTAGAGTTAATTTTGAGAATTGAGTATTCCTCATCCCAATCTTCAACTATTGCTGTGTTGTTGCCAGATTTAACAATTTCATCAACAATAAATCTATTTTGTTTAATGTCTACAGTGAAAATTGGAAAATCTCTTTGAGGAAGTAATCTTGGAGTAGACGTAATTTTACTAAATTCAACAACACTCAATCCAGTCCCTAACTGATCTCCAATACTAAACGTGACCACTCCTGCTGCTCCACCAATGTTAGGATCAACCGCAGTAATGGTGAACAAATCATAGTTATATTCATAACTATTAAATCCTCGCTCAGAAGAACCAATACCCGGATTACATCCCTCAACCATCAGTTTTTCGCCAACAACAAATGGATAGTAATCGCCAGTAGAATATTCAGTTTTTATAGTTGCAGCAACTGTTCTTGTTGATGGATCATATACCATACCATCACTGAGAGGACCGACATCAACAGGAACACCAGCACCAGATTTAATTGGATAAATCTTTGGCAAAACATTGTTCATTCCATAAGTGTTTTTAAGAATCTCTACTCTTGATTCTTTACTATTAAATTTAAGATCAATATCATCTACAATTTTACCCGTAATTCCGTCAACAACAATTAAGCTTTTCGCATCAAGATATCCTCTACCAAGAGAGGAAATTCCAATAAATTCAATAGAAGTAAATGGAGTAATACGTAAAGATTGCGAGTAGAAGAATATTGGATTGAGTGTTTGATCTGATGGAAAATCATATCCATAATCAGTAATTTCAATATCTTCGATTTTTCCAATATCAGAACTTTGTAATTCTAATACAGATCCAAAACCATTTGCGGTTGTAACTGTAGTGAATCCAGGAAGAACTTTATAGTTTTCGCCAGTATTCAACATCTCTATTTCAGTGATTGATCCGTCAGTATGAGTACAATCGGTTATATACGATAATGATGCGTTATCCGAAGTATATAAAGCATTTTCAGGAACTTTACTTAAACTATAAGTAAAACTGGTGGCAGTAGAGACTGTTACTTTATGGGAACCAGAATATGCACTATTCACAATTACAATAGAACCCGCACCAAATACCGATTTGTCAAGATATACTCCCTTTTTAGATTCTTGTAATGGAACACCCGGAGTATATTTTGAAATTAAATTATAATAAAGTTCTTTTGGAGTGTCGTCATCAACATTTAAAATTACATTTGAATTTTGACCAACTATTCCAGTTTTTATTACTTTAAATTCGGTATCTGTTGGATTTTTTGTCCAAGGTTTTGTAAATGTATTATCTTCGTAAAAGTCTAAATCAAACGCAGGATAGTCATTTTGGAAATAAGTATACTTTAGGGATTCATCTGACAGATCAAATCTAACTAAACTATACCCTTCAACATTAATTTTAGGATTAACTATACCTAACGTTCCTGTAGTGGTTGCTATGCCAACAACAGTAATTGGTTGTTCCAGTTGAGAATTATATAATGTTTCCGAAAGTTTAAAATTATCCTTATCAATTTTAACTGAATAATATGCAGTATTATGATTAAATGCCGCTAGTGCTTTATCACTAGTATGGATAAGTTTGTCTCCTGTAGAGAAACCATGGTCTTCTATATTAATAACTCCGGTAATTGTATCAATACCAAGAGGTTCAAACGTTTTTGGATTTATTATAATGTTTCTATTATAATCGTCATATTTCACAACTACAGTTTTTTCAAGTTTTGGTTTGATATCAAACAAAACTCTATGATTAGAACTTAGTCCATGAGTGGTTGCAGTGCTAACAGTTACTTTGTTACTAACTGCATTTGCTGTAATCTTTGGATATTGAGTAGTAAAACTATGGTAAGAACTAGTTCCAGCACCAACAAAGTATACTAGTCCAACATTATTAGTTGTTGCTGCAACCCCCACAAATGATCCTGTAGAACCAATACCAACTTTAACTGTAGAAATTCCAATAAAATCTTTATCGAATTTTGCAACATAGTAACTTCTATCGTCACCAAAATCAGATCCAACACCAATAGATGTAGTAGTATCTTCATATTTAATTGCAACTGCATTACTTCGATTTTTATTATATTTGACAATATCGCCTGTTTGAAGATTGTGGTCTTTGATATAAATTTTTTGTGGCAAAACAAATACATTTGTTGCCCCAGCACCAGGATTTGCGAAACTTATAGTGACTCCCAAACCTGGATTTGAAATACTGGGAGATAATCCGACAGATTCACTAGGGTTGAAATAAATTTCTTTATTAAATTTAAATTTAAATAAATTGTCATAATCAGAATTAAATAAAAACTTATTTGCTAAAACTGTTGCAGATGTTCCAACAAGGTGGATTGGTGAAGATGTCCCATCAATACCTCTAAGAATTCTAAGTCTACCTGATTGTTTTTCAACATTAAGAACTTTGACTTTTTCATTAGATATCTGAATAATATCGTTCTCTTTAATTGAATCAAAATTAGTATTGTTAATATACAGATATGCAGGAGAACCACTATTACCAATGATATCTAGAGCATAAGTTGTTGCTCCAAGACTAACAAGAGTACATTCAGTTGCGGGAACATTTACTGTATAACTTCCTTTATATGGAGATTTTATTGTTGAGAAGTTTGAAAGGGTTACTATATCTTTATCACTATGAGCATGAGGACTTGTTCCAATAGCAACAAACTCGCCTTTTCTTGTAGAAGGATAAATGGACACATTACTATAGACTGTACTGCACGCAATACTTGATATCTTTTTCCCTTTAACAAAAGATACTCTAGCAGCAATACCTGATCCTCCAGATTTAGTTTGATCAAAAACTAACCTATCATTTACTTTATATAAATCTCCACCACTTAATATTTTTACAGAATCAACCTTACCTCTACGAACTGTATTTGTGGTTAATTTTTGCTTTAGATCATTTGGAAGTGTAATGTATGGATATCTTGTGTTTTTATCAAAGAAATTATATACTGAAGTGTTTCTCTTATAATCACTTTGATTCAAATCAAAATCATCCTGATTTGAAGTCCTTTCAGAATTAAATTTACTTGGAAGTGAATAATAATTTTCTCCAATTATGTATGGAAAAACTGGTCTCTTATAATTTTTAAATATTCCACTACCATCAACAAGATCACTTATAGTTGAGAAATATGCATAGGTTCCATTTGGAAATTCTGGAGTTATACAGTATCTCCCATTATTTTTATCAAGAACACTTTGATCCTCTACTCTGTAAAAAGTAAAGTCTTCTATAAAATATCCAGAAGCAAAATTGGGAGGTCTATTTTCTTTAAGAGAAGATTCGTCAATATATCCACTCTTCATTCTAGTAACTACACCACCAGATCTTAAAGAATATCCATAAGGTCCGTAGATGGGATTTCCGTCATATGCCCATCCAATGATTGGAGAATGATTTGTTGAGTTTAATTCTGTTCTATTAAACGGAATATCATTTGCCCCATATGACTTATTGCCCTCAGAATCACTTGGAATCATTATTCTTCTCAAGTATCTCGGAGTATAAAGGTGAGCATACTGAATACCATAATCTTTAGTGAGTGATCTTGTTAACACTCCATCATCTTGTTCAAGTTTATCTAAATTTTCTTCAAATAAATTTATTTTCCAAGATTGCAATTTAGGTTTAAATTTGGACTGAGAAAGAGATTCTAGAGATACTGCACGAATTGTCGTATTATCTGGACTATACCCACGACCACCTTCAATTACGATAATTTTATCAAGTGTACCATCACTTCTAAGTGTTGAAGTTAATACCGCGCCAGTTCCATCTCCGTCAACAATAATATTTGGAGAAGAAGTAAAATTTTGACCTCGGTTCAAAGGAATTGCTTTAGTTATTTGACCATTGTTAGTAATAACTTTAATTTGAGAAGATTGTCCAATAGAATAACGAACAACAGGACTTCTTTCAAAATCTCTAATGTCGGTAACACCATAACCAACTCCACCATTGCTTATATGAACATTATCAATTAATCCTCTAAATCTTGGTTGAATTTCTGCAACAAAATCTGATCCAATACCAGTTTTTCCAGAAAGAGTAACAGTGATTGCTGGATGGTTGAAAGTGTGAGTACCAACTCCAGATCTAATTAAATTAATATATTCGCCTCTATTTGAAAATATATTCGCAGTATTTCCGACTCCGGGAATAGAAAGTTTGAAGGAATCTTCATCTAAAATTGTTGCAATATAATCGGTGTTTATAGAAAGACCTGTTATTGCAGTTTCTGTAGAACCATAGTATTGGATTATATCTCCAGTGGAATATCCATGATTAATAGATGTAATCACATTCTGCGATGTATTGATGCCTACGTGAGGAGAAGTAACCTTTCGGTTAGAATACCCCTGGCCAGGTTCAATGACGCTAATAGAGTCTATCTGACGCTTCTTGAGGAGTGCTTTTAGATTATGTCTACCAATCCCATTTCCAGTTAAGTCTACAGTATTAATACCGGTAACAGCATCATTGCGAGTGTTGAAAAGTTTTACATGAGTAGAATTTGCAATCCCAACGTAATATGCTGCATTGGTTGTCAATCCTACAATTGCCTTCTGATTTGCAGTTCTATATGTAACTTGCTCATAGTCTCTAAATTTATGATATGTAGAAAACCCAATTGTATTTGTAGACTTATTAATAGTAGTACTATCAAATTCTGCAATATGATCCGACAACTTCATATTTACTGAAGCAGTGGCACCTTCTCCATTACCACCAGATATTTTAATCGTAGGAGTTCCCTCATAGTCAAATCCTCTATCAATAATATTAATAGAATCTAACGAACCCGTAACTCCAAGAAAACCACCTGCACCCTTTCCACTAGAATCTTCAATGATTAAATTAGGAGGATTGATGATATCAAATTGATTATCGGAAGAAATTACGTCAATACTTTTAACTTCACCATAGTAAATATTTCGGTTTGACTTATAGTTTAAAATTTCAACACCATTTGCTAAAATTCCAGTCATTCCTGGACGTGTTTTAATAATACTTGACGATTCTTGTGATGGTACTGGAATTTCTCTTAAAAGTTTTTGGTCCTGTAAAATTTGATTATGATAATCATGTAATCTAATCTTATTGTTTCTTACCGTTGTAGATTTAAACGTAACATATTTTTTAAAGAAAATATTTTCTTTACTAATAGAAAAATTTAAAGTTGTATCATCAACCTTACTAACATAATAAGCACCAGCATCAAATAATTTAGTACCCTCAATATTTTCAGTTTGTTTATTCCCATTTATATCATAAAACTCTCTTGTAATAACTTCAGAATAATATTGAACTTTATCTCCAGTATTTAATCCATGATTTCTAGTAAAAGAAACTTCAGTTCCTTCAAAAGTTCCATTAATATCTAAATCGATAGAATTGATAGAGATTCCTTTTGATGGTATGGACGAAGATGCTACTAAAATGTTATTATTAGAATCATTATAGACGTTTTGAACATCTGAATGATAATTCCCTATATTTGTAAAATTTGGTGCAATGCCTTTTGAAATTCTTTTTCTTATAGTATAGATTCCGTTAACATTAAGTTCAGAATCTGATCTAAGATCTATTTTAGTATCACTAGTAATAGACTTAACTTCGGATTTTATTAATATCCCAGAATTATCAATTACATCAATAATATCGCCATCATGGAAGTATTGCTTATTATTTAATTCTAATGAATAAGTGTTATCTGTTAAATCAATTGCAGATATCGATTTAACAGTAAAAGTTATTTTATGATTATAAACCCAACTATCAAATTTATAACCTTCACCATTGAAACCAATAGTTTTTACTCTAGATAAAATTCCTTTTTTATTGTAAAGAGATCCACTTGGAATATTTGCATAATTAATTATTGAAGAAATATTACCTTCAACACGCTCACCATCTATAGTTGCATACGCAAAAGTATCACTATCAGTTACAGACTCTTCTTCCGCAATTTCTTTAAATATAAAACCAATATCTCTAAACTGATTAATTGTCTTAGAACCATAGTATAAATTTCCAGATGTTCCATCACTATAATTAACTCTTAAGTTACCAGTTTTAGCAAAACCAACTGTTGAATCAACGTCAAGAATTGTTGAACCTATAGAAACCTTATTTAATAATCTAGTTTTTGATGTTGTTTTAAAATCGCCATAAATTGCTCCATCAAATGTAATATCTCTATTATATCCAGCATCAATATCAAGCCTATAATATATTTTTCCACCTTTTCCAAGCACTCTTTCTGAATATGCAATAGGTGCATATGATTTTGAAGGTCTATCTTGGAAAAGAGTAATATTTGCAATGTTATCAAACTTATCTACATTTAGAGTGGGTTCAATTACCAAACTCTCTACTTGATCATATTGTGCATCCGAAGGTCTAAAAAGTAAATCAGTAGGATTTATTAATTCTACATTTACCCCATATAGAGCTTTGAATAAAATTTTGAAGGATTCTTCGGTTCCTTTTGACGCATAAAAACTTCTTATCTGCTTAAGGAAAGTGTTTTGATTTACTCCATAACTAAGTTCTCTATCATCAAATCCTAAAGCAAGTTCTTTTTTCTTTTTATTTAAAAATTCAGCTAGAAAAAGAACACTGAGATTTATAATATCATTATTTCTTCTATGTCTTTTAGCGTTAGTAGTTTCAAATAACACTGAATCCAGTGCATTGCCATCTGTATAATCGCAAATACCACTAAATCCTCTAATACATCCTGTAAAAGTAGTTGCAGTCTTGCCGGTATATGTAATAATTTCATCTTCAATTTTTAGAAGTCCATACTCATCTGGGAATCCCGAAGTTGAAGATACTGTAATTTCATTATCAGAGGCACTAATATTTTTTTCTAACTTAATAGAAGATACTGTATTTGTAAACGAATCAATTTTATTATATTGATCAATATTATTGATTAAATCAATTGGACCACCTTGATACTCCTGCCCTCTATAATACTCTCTTAAAAATTCAGATATCAGAGGAAAATCGGACCTGACATATTCAGGAACTTGATTCTTAACGATTTTGGAAAGTTGAACTCTTTTTTCTGTCATTTTAATTTAAGTATTAGTATCCGCTGCTGTAACCACCGCCACCGGAAGAACCGGAAGAAGATGAGGAAGAAGATGAGGAGGATGAAGATGACGAGGAAGGTGTTGGTGTTTGAGACGGCGTATTTGCTTGCTGTGTGGCAGTTGTAGGCGAAATGCCCGTGTTATACACACTTGTAGCAGTTGCCCTAGTACCTGCTCTTGCTCGCGCCTCTGCGAAGGGAGTTGTACCTACTCTTCCACCAGATCTGACTAAGTTGCCAGTTGCATAACTGGAAGATGTTATGTATGTAGATGCGGAAGAATCAACACCTGAAGAAATATCATCAACTACCAGGTCAAAAATGCTATTTTTAATATCCAATTGCAAATATAGATCTTGAAGACCAATTACGTCATTGGATTTTGGTGCTACTGATATCTCAATAATAGGTTGTCCATCAACTATTTTTCCTGAAGTCACATTTATAGGATTCAATGTTACAACACCGTTAGCATAGTCAATTGTTCCTACGTTTCTTTTCACAATACTAGGATTTTGAGAAGTTAAAGTTGGAACAGTAAAGAAGAACAAATCTCCAGTTAAATTATCAAAATTTGGAACATCTCCCAGGTATAAAGTCTCTTGAATTCCACTAACAGTAAAACCAGATGATTTTATGTTATATCCCTCAAGACTATTAATATGGAATTGATTGCCAAAACCAATAGAGTATTCGGCAAAAGTATTTAAGACAACTCTCAAATCTCTTCGTATACTAATATTAGTTATATTAGATGTAATTGCCTGATTACTGTCATCAATAATTCTTTGAAATCTGGAGTATTTAAATCTTGCGCCGTATCTATTTAATTCCGTTGATTCTGCATATTTTTGAACATTATTTTGCACAATTGAAGAAACCCTCTGTGAAGAAGGGGTTAAATTTGAGTTATAGTAAACTTTTGAATCAATTTCAACATAAAGATACTTCAGATCAAGAATTTCTGTAACAATTCCTGCTACAGAGTATTTTTTTAGTTTTTGTTTAATATTTTCTTTAATTAAATTTGGTAAAAAGTCTCCAAATTTAGGTTTTATACTAATAAAAACTTTTCCATACTGAGGAGGTACCAATTCTTCTCCTCCAAACACAGAAATAGATTCTGTTTCAGAATAAATTTTTGATGGGATTAAAGTTTCATAATCTAAAGATGTAACTGCTCTATTTTGAGTTGTAAATGACCTAGGAGCGAATTTTTTGATGGATTCTACACTTTCAATGTTTTCTCCGCCAGAGGAAGAGATGCCAGTCGTTAATAATGAGACTCCATCAGTTACAGTATACTCTGTTGCATTCCTCTGATACGTAATTCGACCATTAAATACAAAATTACTGACTCCGTTAGCACTATCACCATTAGATCTAATGTAATTTATCGTTATAACATTACCATCGTCCAATTTGTGCCCAAAAACACCATCTCCAAACAAAATTTCATACCTTTCATCTTCTACTTCTTGCAAAAAGTATACTTTTGCAAATCTATTAGACCCAAACAGATTATCTTGCCTAGAATAACGTGCAGCTGCGGTTGCAGTTTCACTATCTCGAACAAAAACTGACATTAAATCCGTGTCAATACCCGAATTCGGTAAAATAAACTTCTGATTGTAGTCTCTAGAATTAATAGTGAAGTTTTGAGTGATTAGTGGACCTTCATATATTGGAATATTAGTAAAAATAGCAATTCCATTTGAAACAGGAACCGTAATATCATCAATAATTGAGAAAATAAACGAAGAATTGGCAAAAGTTCCTTGAGAAGTTGCAATTGGTCCCTTCTTGAGGGTCAAAGAAACCGGTGCAGGTGATGCTGCAGACACATCAACGAAAAAACTAACCGTTGCTCTTGCAGATTTTCGTGATTTTGGTAAATATCCTATATTTCGTGCAATTGAAACCACATTCTCTCTCAATGTTGCACTATCAAGGAATACTTCATTAGCAACCATGTTGGCATTATATGAAGTAATGTATGTATTATATGCTAAAACATCAAGAATAGTCGATAGGTTAGATCCCTCAAAGTCATAATCCGTAAAATTGGAATTTGACTGAAGATAATCTTTGAGTGATTGTTTAACCTGATCGAAATCTAGGTTTGAAAAGTTTGATAACGGCATTTTACCTAGTTGGTTGCAAAATA